GGGAGTCCGGTCCCCCGTTCTACAATCCTTACTAAACTTATCTTACTTATCTAACCCAGCAGCTATAGCTAATTTAGCAAGTTTAGCAATCTTCTTGTTTCTCTCAGCATGATAAATTTTCGATTTCAGATAAACCTTATAAGCTTGAGTAACTTCATCAATTGTAGCAAGTTTAGCAAGTTGATCAAATGTAGTAACTTGATCTAATTTCTCTAACTTCGTTAACATCTATATCACCTCCTTTCTATAAGATTTATATAATCACGCAAACCGCGTGAATATATACAACATATAAAATATATATATTATATAAATATACCCCGTTTTCAAGGCAGACTGGTCCATTAATCTCGCACTTACTGTGTACCACACCCCCCGGGGGGCCATCCAACAGCGGAATCGCAAAACACCGGCTGGCGTAAAACGCGAGTGGCCCTTCAACATCGAAAAACTTCTGGCAGTTGCTTTCCCCACAAGAAAATGTTATATTATATATAGAGCTTATAGCTATGGGTAAGCCGCGTATAGTACACACGCTGACCTACCACGAGATGGCAAGGCGCCTTCTCCGCCACCAAACATCAGAGGAAATCGCAAGCGCGATGTCTATGCCACTAGACACCGTTAAGAGGATCATGCAGAAACCGGCGTTCAAGAAGGTGTGTCTTGACCTCCAAGAAAAGAGGTTCGAGGACGTGGACCGCGAACTAAAAGCTGAGGCTCGTAACCTACATCAAGAACTAAAGCAGCAGGCGGTAAAGGCCTATGACCTTCTTAAGGACATGATGACTTCCGCAGCGCACGAGGGGTTGAGGGTCAACATAGCTCAAGACCTAATGGACCGGGCTGGATACCGCCGTACTCCGGAAGAACGACCGACAGTAGTTATGAATATCAACCCCATAGATGCGGACGTTTTGGCCACCGCGTTGGCTAAAGAACAAAAGGGCCGAAAAGCGCTGGAAATTAAGGAGCTTCCTGTCCAATCGGCCAGAGATCTAGACCACCCTGTGACTAGGTTAGTCAAGCAGGTTGAAAGAGATGAGCGAGATAACGAAGATAGACGGACTGCCAGAAAGCCTTCGTGAGCAGTGTGAACAGTCGCCGTACTTCGCGGCACAGGCACTTCTGGGCTTCGATAGACTGACTGAACACCTCCACTACGAGATGTGCGCGGTGCTCGAGGCTGCTGATATCCTGAAACGTATCCTGATGTTGGTTCCTCGAGACCACTACAAAACATCTTGTGGTACGATCTCCTACCCGGTCTGGCGGGCGCTACGGAACCCTAACGAAACCGGTCTTATAGTCATGAACACCGCTACAAACGCCACGAGGGTTGGTTACCGCATCCGCGCTGCCTTTGAGAAGAAAGCGATGCTCCGTCAACTATACCCACATCTCAGGCCGGAGCTTAGCGAGCGATGGAATAAAGAAGAGATGTGCCTACCCCGGACTGTCGACCACCCAGAAGCTACCTGGACATTTAGTGGGTGGGCGACACGGATGACGTCCGGTCACTTTGACTATGCGGTGTACGACGACTTAGTGGACGAAGAAACCTACGAATCAGTCGAGTTAATGGGGAAGTTGATCGACCGCTTTGAACAGCGTGTGGGTTTAATGAGGCCGCCTATCGAGGACAGACCGATTATCGTCATTATGAACCACTGGTCGTCCATTGACTTGGCTTGTCACATCCTAGAAAAGCATCCGGAATACTATGTCTACTACCGCCAAGCTATAGAGGGCGGAAAACCGATCTTTCCGGAGATGTATCGATTGGAGTGGTTACTCCGCCAACAGGAAATCAACCCTTACGTATTTGCTACTCAGTGGATGAACAACCCTACCGATCCTTCGGTTACGGAGAATAAAGCAGTCTGGTTGCAGAAGTACCAACGCAAGGAACGGTCCGTTATCGTCCCACCGGAGAATGGTGGGAAGGAGGAAGAGATTCCTCTGCGACGTATGTCTATTGTAGCTGCGGTAGACCCTCGACACAGCTTGTCCACAACCTCCGCACAGCGACTCACCTCTCGCAACGCTATTGTCGTATCTGGTGCGGATCCGCGAGGGCGTAGGTTTGTACTAGACGAGTATGCGGAGCAAAGCGACCCCGTTACTCTGGTAAAGAAGATGGCAGAGATCTGGCGAAAGTGGGAGCCTTACGGGTTGTACAAAATGGGTATAGAATCGTATGGGTATCAGGCAGCGTTGAAGCCGCTTGCAGAAGAAATCTGGAGAAACGAAAGCACTATGCCAAACCTCGAACTGCTTCCTAGAGATACTGAACGTAGCAAGACTACCAGGATCAGGGGCGGTTATAGCTTCTTCAGGCAGGGGCTCGGTTACAGTCACAGAGCTCTGGCTGCCTTCAATGAGGAGTTTCTGACCTTCGACAAAGGAAAGTTTAAGGATGTTGGTGACTGTTGGGCGTGGTGTATGGATATGTTAGATATTCCGGAGTCTGACGACGATTACGATGACGAACGTCAGGCCGACGAACAGTTCCTGAAGCGCTTACGTAGCGCTGGGAAGATATAGTGCCTAAACGGTTGCATAGACGGTTAGCGCGGCGTGCAGCTAAGAAGGGTCTTAAAGGAAAGGCACGCCGCCGCTACATTTACGGTGGTATGCAGCGTGCAGGATGGCGTCCGCGCAGGCGCCGAAGGAGAAGGTAATGGGTGATCCTATAAAGATCACAGCAGACCAAGAGAAGAAGCTGGTGGAGTTCATCGAGAATGAGCTCCGGATAGCTGAACGCGAGGTTTACGAGCCACTCCGTAACAGGTACTTAGAATTCGAAGACTGTTACTCGGGGGTGGTTGAGGAACGGAGTAGCGCCTGGATGTCAAACTTCCCAATCTTAATGGGAGCGACGTTCGTAGACGCGGTTACTGCTCGTATTGTAAATACTATAGAGGCCTTCAAGCCCACCTGGAGTCTCGAACCAACGAGAGACAGTGGGTGGGTTAAAGTTGCCCGATCTACCGAGCGGTTGCTGGACTACAAGGCGCGTATAGAGATGCAGTACCTACGTGAACTCCGTAAGACAATCTTCGATGTTACTCGTCTTGGTATGGGGGCTATGCTGACACCTTGGATCATTAGAGAGGAGCAGGTATCCCAACGCTATCTGTGGGCTCAACGTACTACTACCGTACGAACAATCGATGGGATAGTTTGTAGGCACCTTCCGATTCGCGACCTCTACTACCCTGGGGGTTACAGCGAACTAGAATACCTACCCTGGTGGGCCCGTAAGATGAGGTGGACCCCTATGGACTTACGAGTAGCAAAGTTTCAGAAGTACTACGAAGACATAGACAAGGTCCAAAACTTCCAAGTCCCTGTAGAAGAGAGTGAACGGGAAGCCCAGGAACGGGAAGGTCTAGTCCCAGGAGAAACCCAACGGGTTCACGGATACGAAGTCTACATTAAATGGGATTTAAAGAAGGCTGGCGACATTTGTCGTTACATCGTAACTCTGCACCCAGATACACATACCGTGATGCGTATAGAGGAGGACACTTATCCTGAGTGGCCGATACGTATCTTCAGGTACGGTCCCCGGTCTGCGGAGTTGCACGGCCTTGGTATTATCGAACAGACGAAGCCCTTCGACGATGCGTTATATTCTATGTACAACCTACTGGTTGACAACTTTAAAGTGGCTACTATGCACGTCCTAAAAGGGAAGAAGGGTGCGGGGCTTAGGTCAGACACTAAGATATACCCACTAAAGCTATTTCTACTGAACAACCCCGACGACCTGCAATCAATGCAGCTTGGGACGCCTTTTACCCTAAACCCCCACTTTCCACGGGCTATTTGGGAACTGGGTGAGAGACGTGCCGGGGTCAGTGACTATGCTTTGGGGCGTGAGTCCGCAATATCAAGTGGGAGGGCTACGGCTACCGGAACGTTGGCCCTGATCCAGGAAGGCCAGCGGCGCTTCGACCTTACAATTTCGGATACCCGTAGAGTTTTATCACAATTCGGGATGTTTATCTTGAGTATGATGCATGACCGACTCCCGGCCCATATCCCTTATATGATTATGGGTGACGAAGGGGAGTGGGTGCGAGTATTTCTCGAAAAGCCAAGTACCGCTCCGTACTTGGCTTTGAATGTTATTAGCAACCTGAGCAACGTAGCTATGAATAAGGAGATCCGTAAACAAGATGCTATAGCTACATTCCAGTTATTGGGGCAGTATTACCGAGAGATGCTTCAACTGTCGATGTTACTGGCCAATCCACAGCTGCAGACAGGGCCGGTACGCGAAACGGTTGTTCGGATAGCCGCCGCAGCGTCTGAGAAGATGAGATCGGTTCTTGAAGCTCACGGCGAGATGGCCCCGGAACAGTACACAGACGTTACACAACCTCTAACAAGGGGCGCTTCAGAACTTCCAGCCGGAGAAGGAATGCCTATGGAGGGTGAGATGCCTATGGAGGTTATGTAATGTCCGAAGATAAGATTACACAGCATGACGTTGAAGAGTTTGTTCATAACGCTGTGTGGAGAGACCTGCGGAACACTTTGAGGGAACGGCGTACCGCGTTGTACGCCGAGATCTTAAGTAAGTATGCAGACCACCCAGAGGTTATCGAAATAAAATTAATTAACGACATCCTCACTCACGTTCAAGGCGTGAAGGAGGAAATTAAGGAGGACCTGAAATGAAGGATCCTGATCCTACTAAGCAACAACCGGGGGGCTCTTTAAGCCCGGCTGCTGGAGGTGCGGAGCCTACACCGGAACCTAAGGACACACCATCTGGTGAGCCCAAACCGGAACCCAAGCCTACTAACCCCCTGGAATTCAAGTTTGAAGGCGAAGGGGTTCCGGACAAGTACAAGGGTAAGACCCTAAAGGAAGTCTTGTCTAGTGTTAACGACCTGGAGAGTAAACTAACGACTGCCGAGACTGAGGTCTCACAGTGGCGCGCACACTACGTCAGACAGCAACAAGGCGGTCAACAGGGAGGTCAACAGGGGGGTCAAGCAGCTCAGTTCGATCCACTAAAATACTTCGATGAAGAACAGGCACGCGCGATTATGGCCATGATTGGTATGGCGCAGCAACCTCTTCTGGAAGGGGTTGGGGCCATTCACAAGGAGTTTGTCAGGAATACCCGTCCCGACTTCTCCGACTTCGAAAAGCGGGCCGACGACATCTACAGGGAGATGCATCCAACTTACAAATTCCACCCGAAGTACGGATACGACTACGCCTACCGTCTAGCAAAGGCAGAAGCTATGGAACCAGGGCAGCAGAAACCGCCGCCTCCCGAGCCCGGACCATCGTCTGGAGCTCCGGAGCCAGAACCTAAGGGACCCCCTCCTCTAAACGAGACTGAAAAATATTGGGCTGACAAGGAAGGGATGACGCCTGAGGAGTACCGGAAATACAGTGCTCCCGTCGACATCACCAAACCACTAAAGGAGTAAAAAATGATTGACGAAGTGTTGGAAGCTTTAAAAAGACAACCAGACAAACACTACCGAATGATATCCCTCGAACCGACAAACCTTGCTATGAAGCGGTATAAGGGGTACGAGCCTGTTACCTCTCAAGATCCTGAAGTTCGTGGCACCTCGTTGGAGAAGTTCGCGGATGCGTCGGGACATATTAAAGTAGGCAACCTGGTGCTTGGACGCGTATCGAAAGAGCAGTTCGCTAAGAATCGTGCCATGGTTAAGGAACGTACGGACCGGAAGCTGCGTTCGATAAAGCGCGCATACCAGGAAGCCGGTGAGGATGTTAAGCGAAAGCTTGGCAAAGCTCACTCGGGTTTCAAAATCATTCACAGAACGGAGGACTAAATGGCAATCACGAGAACTGCACGCCTTGCTCGTATGCTTGATGGCAGTCGGCCGGTTGTTCTTTCCCTCCCCGAAGCTGCGTCTCAGACCTTTAAGGTGGGAGACCTTGTCTACATGTCTTCGGGTTACTTAACGGTGTGTGGGGCCGACCCGGCGAAGATCACAGGCATTTCCAAGGCGGACGGACACAACGATGCATCGGATGGGACTTATAACGTCGATGTCCTCGTAATCACTCTCAACATGCTTGTTGCCATGCAAGTCTATCACAGTACACCCGCTAACAACGTTATTGAAGCTGCGGATCGGTTTAAGGCCTACGGAATTGCTGTGAGCAGCAATACGTGGTACATCGATAAAACCGACACCTCTGCAACACGTTGCCGCATTGTCGAGTTCCGAGACGCGCTCGGAGCCGAGAATGGGGTTGTTCATGTTCAGTTCTTCAGCGCGAATCTCGACTTAGGAGGTTGCTAATGCCAGCTACAGGACCAATGATGAGGGGTGGCTTTTCTACTTACCTGTATCCAGGACTCAACAAGACCTACCTACTTGCGTTTAATGAGTATCCAGAGGAATATACGCAGTTCCTCAACGTTGACACGAGTACCAAGTACCAAGAGGAAGATGCTGTTGCGGTGGGTTTTGGTCTAGTTCCCGAAAAACAGGAAGGCGGGACGTTTACCTACGATGTGATGGAGCATGTCAACACAGTACTGTATACCCATACTACGTACGCTATGGGGTATGAAGTCACTCAGGAACTGTTTGAGGACGAACTGTACGGGATCATTCGTCAAGGGTCACGCGCCCTTGCTACTGCTGTTAAGCAGACGACCGATGTCCTGTGTGCAAGCGTCCTGAACAACGCCTTCAGTGGGACTTATACTGGGGTGGACGGTAAGGCGCTCTGTGCTATCGACCACCCACAGAAGAAGGCTGGAGGGATCGTTGCGAACAAACCAACGAACGACTGTGACTTCGACCCCACCGCTCTCGCAGACGCTACGCAAGCTATGGAGGAATGGAAGAACGACGAAGACCTGCCGCTGATGATTAAGCCGAAATGGGTGATCAGCGGACCCGCACAGAGGAAGATTATTGTACAGACCCTCGGTTCCGAAAAGGAGCCGTTCGTGGCGGACAACGAAATCAACGCAATCCGAGAGTGGGAGCTCCAGAAGATGATCCTACACTATCTCGACGACGAGGACGCGTGGTGGGTAACATCGCCGAAGCAAAACCACTTCATGAAAATGTTCTGGAGAATTCGACCTGTGTTCCGTAACTTCGACGACAACGATACCGGTAATGCTAAATTCGTGGTACGGTTTAGGCTGTCCACTGGATTTACGCATTGGTGGGGAGTTTACGGCTCTTCAGGGGGATGATTCAGAATTACGGTAGGGGGGACTTTGTTAGGGGATCAAGTCCCCCTTATCACAACAGTTGCCACGTGGCACGACCCCTAGGTGCTGCCGAAAGGTGCGTGGCAGGGAGGTAAAACAATGGGTGCTACACATGGAGCACAGATCTACCAATACGGTGGCGTTCCTGTAGTTACGGGAGACCGTATATTTACGGGGAACGCCTTTTTCGTTCATAGTGTATCCGGAAGCGATTCACACAACGGCAAGAAGCCCAGTAGAGCACTCGCTACTCTGGACAAGGCTCTAGCTAAGTGTACCAACGACAACGACGATGTGATCTATGTTATGGCTGGTCATGCAGAGACGATCACCGGGGCTGGTGGTATTACGCTGGACAAGTCCGGCGTTTCGATCATTGGCCTTGGTCATTACGACGCCCGACCTGCTTTTCTTATGGATGGTGCGGATACGGTTACTATGCTGGTAACCGCTGCTAACGTCCGGATGAAAAATATTCTATTTCGGGCAGGTCACGAGGACATAGCTGTGTTCTGTACTATCTCCGCGAAAGGTTTCTGGCTTGACCAGTGCCAGTGGGAAGAGAACGTCGCAACTGAGAACTGGGTTGTTGGGATCAGTGCAGGGGTGGCGGACAACGACTACGATGGGCTCCGAATCACCGACTGTATCTACACTTCAGTAGACGCGGCTAACAAGCACGCAATATGTCTGAACAAAAATTCCAAGGACGTCTTGATTGCTGGTAACAGGATTACTGGGCAGTTTGCGGTAACGCCGTTCGCCCCAATCTACTCTCCGAGTACAGAGATCCACAAGGACATCTGGGTGTTCCTTAACACCATTCACAACTTACACAACGCAGACGCAGCAGTTGGAATCTCGATTGCCAACACTGCTAGTACGGGAGCTATTGTCCGTAACCTGGTTGGTCACCAAGACGCCGCGGCTGAGACTCCTATACTCGCAGGCGCAGCTGGACTGTTCGTAGCGGAAAACTACTGTTCAGGAGTTCTTGGGACAGCGTCCGGGTACCTATATCCAACGGTTGACAGCTAAGAAGAGGGGGGCTTCGGCCCCCTTCCTCTATAGGAGGTTACTATGGGAAGAGGAGCACAGTCCGATGGTTTGTTTATGGCTGCTGATATCGCCAGCATCGCCGCTACCGCCACGGTTGTTAGGGTTACTGACTTTACTGATATCCCGCGACCTGTCTGGGATCTAGATACCCTAGCAATCCAGTGTTATGTTACAGGCGGGAACGCTTCTGCGACTGGGAATGTTGTCTTTAAGTTCCAGGGTTCTGTAAACGGAGTGAACTTCGAGTCGGGCGACATTTACTTCTACTCGATGACGATAGCCATGAGCGGAACCACCGCTATGGAGAAGATAGAACTGGTAAACGTCCTAGGTATCCATACTATGAGACTTGCTGCAATAGAAAACGAGGACGCTTCCTACACAGCAACGGTTGTCAACGCACGTTGGGGCAAAAGCTACGGAAGCGATAGGTGGTAAACAATGGCTAATTCATTTTATAGTAAGGGCCTTGAAAACTTCCTTGCTGGGAATCTCGACTGGGATGCGAATGACGTCCGTCTAGTCCTTATAGACGAAGATGACGACGCCCCAGTTCTAGCTACTGACGACGCTCTTGATGATATACTCGCCGGAGCTAGGGTGGACACCTCTGGTTCGTTTACGACGAAGGCTGTCACAGACGGTCATGCGGACGCTGACGACGTCACCCTAACGACCGTGACGGGTGACGAGTTCGAGAGCTTTACGATTTACTACCACACAGGAACAGAATCAACGTCATTGTTGATGGTCAACATAGACACCGCAACCGGACTGCCTTGTACACCAAACGGTGGCGACATCACAATCCAGTGGGACGACGGTACGGATAAAATTTTTACATTATAGGAGGTGGATTGTGGACGTTCATACTCCCAAGTATGCGTCCATCGACGTCAAGATTGATGGACTACGGGTCTGCATCGTTAAAGACAAACAGGTCATCCTGTCACTACCTTGGGACGCCGCTTTGATGTTGTCGAAGGTCCTGCGGAGGCATGCTCAGGTAGTAGAGGAGATCGCCAGCGCAAGTAAGATTGCGTACGAGTCGGCTGTCTTGATTAGAAAGGGGATGCCTTTCTCTTTGACCGATCACCCCGCTATTGCGAAGGAGGCGGAGAAAGAGGCGGCCTGGAATAGAGATCTACGTAGGTATATCCCTGGTAGTGTGAAGTCTCAGGCCCGTGTTGGGACACCGAAGGTCCACAGAGACCCTCCAAGGAGGACGAATGCCAAACTACGAGGAAATGACAAATGATGAGTTGAGGGCTGAGAACGTACGGCTGTTCGAGGAACGTAAGGCGCTCAAGGCGGAACAGATGAAGATCACTGCGGTCCTCGACAAACGAATTATAGCCGAGAACGTGTCCAAGAAACTCGAAAGGCTTAGCGACCCGGAGAAGGCGGCCCTAGCCCAGGTTTTGGAGCCGCCTGGTGTTGAGTCACCTGGGAAGGTTGGAAACCTTGGTGATATCATCCGTAAACAGTGCCTCTAAGCTGGCCTCATCCTGATGCGCCGCCCTGGCCTCCGCCTGAGATAAGCGATACTTGGCTTTCGTGTAGTAATCTACGGACGCTTGTTGAGATCTTGCTGGAAGCAGGATTTACACACTCGACACCGACTCCATCAGAACAGAATAAATATTTTAAAAACGCAAGATGCGATCATGGGGATGAGGTCATAGGAAGGATGTTGGTTTCTCCATCAAACGTACGTTATCCCGTTGCGGTATGCAGAGATAACATACATCGTGATGTTTTAGTGCTTTGGCCTCCGTATTACTGCGGTGCAGGGTCGAGAAATTATGAGTTTGTAGGATAAGATGTCATTACTTTGGATAACAGGATTTGAGCATGGTGTTCTCAGCACGAATGGGGGGGGTTTATTTGATTCACAGGGCGGTTCTTGTACGGTTCAAGGAACAATAAAGAGAACTGGAAATTATGCTTTAAGGTTAAATCCCGTTGGTGACGCGTCATACGTTTATAAATCATTTTCTGGTGAACCAGATTATATTGTTGGAAGGTTTTATATTTATATTTCTAGTTTTGCTTCAGCCGGTTCGCCTTGGATACAGATATGCAGAACAAGCCAAGGTCAAAACTTTGGTTTTCGCATAAGCTCAAGCGATGTTATATATTCAGAGGTTAATGGGACCAATCAATCATCGGGGTCACTTAATACAGAACAATGGTACAGAATTGATTTCCGTTTTTATTGCGGAGATACAACAGGAGTATTGGATTGGGCAATTGATGGAGATGTTCAAACACAAACGACAAATACGATTACGGCTGCTTATTTTCTCAGGTGTCAATTTGGAGGTACTTCATCTGCTACGCACGATTTTACGATAGATGACGTTATCTGTTCCGACTCATCAGGCGACTATCCCTTCGGCGAAGGTCAGGTTGTCGGTCTTTCTCCCGTAGCAGGTGCAACAGGATCAAATCCTGGCTCGGCTATATATGACGATGGAGATGTCCTTGTAGATGATATTACAAATCCTGCATACGTTGAGCTTGATGATGTGCCGATGGATGGAGGGACAGATTATATTCAGCAGACACAAAATGGAACGGAT